CAATTACAAGCACAAATTGATAACGCTCGTAGATATAAAAGAACACAAGGATTAAATACTAAAACTATAGAATATGTAGAGCTTAAAAAGCAATATAAAAATGGTGAACTTAGTGATGTAGAATTTTTAGATGCACAAGTAGAACTAAAAATAGAGCAGCTTAAAAATAAAATGATACCTAATTATGGGGCCTTAGTTAAACAGTTACGAGCAGCGCATAAAGATAAAAGTGCATTCTCTTATATGCTAGACCCTTTAATTTATAGTAACGATAATGCAATACAGTTGTTTGTTAAGTCTGTGCAAGAAGCAGATTTAAAAAAGAATGATATGACTCGAATATTTAAGTCAGAATTATCAGCACAATATAATGAGTTTGTTAAAGGCATGTCTGGGTCAGATGTTGCTAAACTAAATGAAGATTTATTAGAAGAAGTTGTAGTTAATGGAGCTAAACGCCTTGCAATTGTTAATCCTATTGACACTGAAAAATACTATGAAACACGTAGAGCAGCTATAATTAAAATTAAAGCTAAATACGGAATACCTGTTAAAAAAGAAAATCAATCTGATGAATCTTTTATAGAAGAGTATAAAAATTGGATTAAAACAAATCAAACAGCTTATAAAAAATCAAAACTTGCAGAAGCGCAATGGGACAAGAAAAACAGTAAACCTATTGAAGGGTGGAGAGACGAGTTAAAAGTTTTAAATACTCAAATAGCTCAAGCTAAAGTGCTGAGAAAAAAATTAAAAGAAGAAGGTAAAGAGGATAGTGATGCATATTCTACGCAAACTGGTAGATTACAAGAACTAGAAAAGTTTAAAAGAAGTAATTACAATACAGAAACTGGAGCGCCTATAGGAGATTGGGTAAGCCCTGATCCTAAAGTATATCTTAATCCTAAGTATACTAAAATACAAAACAATCCTAGATTAAAAAAGTATTATGATTTTGTATTAAAAGAAATGCAAGAAGGCCATAAAATGATTGGGCCTAAAATGGATAAAAACTCTTGGGATAAATTTTCTTATTTAATGCCATCTATTAGGAAAAAAGATTATGATAGATTAAGAGAGCAAGGAGTTATAGCAGGTACAAAAGATATGTTAAAAGAAAGCTTTACGCTCGTAGAAACAGATGACCAATATGGTACATATAATCAAAATAGCGGAGAGTTAAATAAAAGAGTCCCTGTTTATTATACAAATAGAGTGCCTTCTAGTGAAGTGTCTAGAGATATAGCAGGTAGTTTGTATCAGTTTAGACATATGGCCCACAACTATAAAGCTAAATCAGAAGCAGTAGGATCTGTAATGTTATTTAGAGATATTATTAAAAATAGAAAAGTTTTAGAAGAAAATTCTTCAGGTATAGAGTATATACAAAAAACTGCGGAAGCTATGGGCTTTAAAATGCCACTATTAAAAGAAGGTCAGTCTAATACATTTAAACATATTGATGAGTGGGTTGACATGGTAATGTTTGGGCAAAATGAATTAAAAAGTGAGTGGAGAGGAATATCTTTAACTAAAGCAGTAGGAAGTTTAAATGCATTTACAGCAATGAGTACGTTATCATTTAACTTACTGCAAGGTGCAAATCAGTTAATACTTGATAATGCAACTATGGTACAAGAAGCGGTAGCTGGACAATTTATGTCTAAATCAGATCTTGCTTGGGCTAAAACAAAGTATTGGTTTAGTGAAGGAGCTGCTGTAGCAGATATAGGGAGATTTAATCCTGAGTCTAAACTTGGAAAAGCATTAGAATATTTTGATGCTTTAACAGAGTTTACAGATCAAGAAGGAAACACAGTTGTTGGTGGTAAAGCAAGAAAATTAGTAGAAGGAGGTAATTTATTATTTTTACAACAAGCTGCAGAACATGAGTTGTCTAGCACAAGACTACTTGCACTAATGCGTAGTCTAAAAGGTAAGTTAAAAGATAGTGAGGGTAAAATTCTTAAGAATGAGAAAGGAGAAGAAGCAGACCTGTATGATATGCTAATTACAGATAAAAATGGTGTAATGTCTGTAGATCCTCGAGTAGATAATTTTAATCGTTTAGATTTTATAGGGTTAATACAAGGATTAAGTAGAAGAACAAACCAAACTAAAGGTAAAATACATTCTCCTATGATTGCAAGGCGAGCATATGGAAAACTATTAATGTTATTCCGTAGTTGGTTACTCCCAGGTATTAGAAGAAGATACGGTCATGGTGGGGGTAGTACATTGCGTGTTGACGAAGAGTTAGGAACTGTTACACAAGGTATGTATATATCTTTTTGGAACATGCTGCGTGAGTCTGTAGGCAATAGAGAGTTTATACATACTACTTATAAAAAAATGAGTGAAATGGAGCAGCAAAATGCTAAAAGAACTGCTACTGAATTATCTGCAATGATTGGTGCAGCCGCACTAGTTGCAGCATTATCAAATCTAGATGATGATGAAGAAACATGGGCTTCTAATTTTATGTTATATCAAGCTAAGCGTTATCACATGGAAGTTACACAATGGAATCCTCTTGGATTAGGGGGTGAAACATTTAGAATGATGCGTTCTCCTACAGCAACTGCACGTCCCGTAGAAAAAGGTATTGATTTATTACAACAATTAGGTAGTGAATTAGGATATGTTACAGGAATGCCTTGGGTAGATGAAGGAGATGTATTTTACCAAAGAAGAACAGGTAGATTTAACAAAGGAGATCGTAAAATACGAAAAGATTTTGAAGATTTATTACCCATATGGAGAGGTGTAACAAGAAGTAATAGTCCTGAAGAGGCCTATAAATGGTTTACAAGCGTAAAATAAGGGGGCAGTAAAAAAGGGGCGTTAAGCCCCTTTAATTTTTTATGATGGCCAAATGACTATCATTTCTTCATTGACATTTTAAGCAGTAATAAATAACCAATTAAATCAGTCACAGTGTCTTCTGTAGCACTAACTAAACCTTTATTTTTTATCCTCATAATCTTATCATCAATTCTAGCGCATATTGCTTCACTTGAATCAAGTTTACTAAAAATCTTAGGAGGATTTAAAGAGGTGTTACCATAAGCTTCGTTTTTACTTTTTAATAAATTACCTACATTAGTAAGCATTTGGTCTAGTTTTGCATCAAATTCATTTTGCTGATTTTTAGTAATAACTGCTGCTTTTGCTATATCATCCTTACCATTTCTATTTGTATCAAAATAGTGCTCATTATGAGAACTTCCAGTATGATCTACATTAGGCATAGGATATGGAGTATTAAACTTCATACCTTTTGGTGTAGCTAGTTTTATTTTAGGGCTTTTATCCCCACATCCGCAATCTTTTTCGTCTTTAGTTTTATCCATTATATTAATTTTTTAAAGTTATATGTTTCAGAATTATATGTTTCTTTTTTTACATCTATGATACTCAAAAGTTCAGAATCTTCTGGTAATTCTTCCCCTAATTTTTTCTCTAGGGTATGTTTACGCTTTTCTGCCCTAAATAGAATTTGACCAATAACATCTTGGAGATCTTTATCATGAAATTCTAAAAGTGTAAATTTATATGTTTTTGATAACTTAGAATATTGGCCATCAATAAACTTTTTATAATTTCTAAGATGTTTTTTAGGTATATCAAATACAAACATAACACAATTTGGTGAAGGATCATAACGTCTTCTAAAAGATCTAAATTTAGTTAAAGCTTTTTCAAATTTTAAATATAAAGGGTCAGAAGACCATCTATATAGTAAGGCTATACAATCTTCGTCTTCTTCTGTTTTTATAAAACAATTAAGTAAAAAAGTATTCCAAAAATATAAAGCTCTACGTCCCCCTAACATAGGTAATAAAAATGTCGATGATTTAGTGCGTTTTGCTATTGATATGATATAATACATACCTTTTCTAGTTGCAATCTCTTCAATAATATTTACTTTATACTTTCTCTTTTTAATTTCTACAGTTGTTCCTAATGAAAAAATTGTACCGTCAGGCCCTTCTAATGACTGTATAATTTTATTTTTTAAATTAGGAGTTAGTGTATGCGTACTTCCAGATATTCTAAAGGATAATGCATCTATTGGTGTATATATTAGTTCGTCACATTTCACAGCCATTCGTTTTCTTTTAAAGGGTTAACATCATAAGTTACTAGTTCAGGTAGCTCGATGCCAGTTTCCCTAAGAACGTCTTCTTTGGTTTTGAGGATATACACAAGTTTAAATGTCTCTGCAAATTTATGAATTCCTTCCGAAGTACCAAACTTTTCTATATATTTTTCTAAAACAAACGCTGGCATCTCATGTGGAAGCAAGTCTTTTAACCATGTATCTGCAGTTTTTGGCCCCACTTTTGGTATGCCCGGGATGCCATCAGTCGAGTCTCCCATAAGTGTTTG